CGTATCTCACATATTGGAATTGTCGTTAAAGATAACGGCGATGGAACAGTTACTTGCATTGAAGGCAATACTGCTCCCGATAAGAAAGGCGACCAACGAAACGGTGGGCAAGTATGCCTAAAGGTTCGCGCCTTCAAGAAAAAGAATGGTTCCAAACTACGCAAGTCACAGGCTGTGTCTATTGTAGGTTTTGGTAAGCCAGTCTTTAAGTCATAAGGAGAAACATGTTCGACAAAGAAAAAGCAAAGCAGATTGCACTCTCATACCTCCGCGCAGCGGCAGCATCAGCAGTTGCACTCTACACAGCAGGTCAACATGACCCAAAGGTATTGGCAACAGCCTTCCTTGCAGGTCTCGTAGGTCCAATTCTAAAGGCTCTAGACAAATCAGCGCCACAGTTTGGTCTGAAAAAGTAATTAAAACACCTTGTTTAAGGGGCTTTGCAGCCCCATAGACAGCAGTTAGCCCCCGTCCTGGTCTTCCCCATACCAGAGCGGGGGCTTTTCTGTTTTCCTAGGTGGTACCTAGAAACCTTTTATCCCGTTTAATATATCCTCAATCTTAATTAGATAACCCTTAGATGGGTTAGGTGGGATGTTGCAGGCTATAGCCCTGCCTCTAATAGTAACAATAGTTTTAAGAGTTTCAGTAGGTATCATCACTACTGCTCCCTCTAATACGAATGCCCAGTACTCTGCTTTAGTAGATGAGAGTCCTGATGGGTACCACTCTTCTTTATTGTGTGACCAGCAAACTGTTTCAATGTATACGTTACCAGTATCTTTCCATTTTAAATCTGTCTTTACTTCAATGGTTTTACCACCAGTGAGTAGTTCTTTGACAAGATTTTCTCCGTCATGACCAACCGATAAATCTATATCAAAGTCAGATAGTTTACTCATGCTATATCCCATGCGTGGTAGATAGGTTCTGAAACAATACCTAACTGCTTACGCAAGCGTTGCCTCTCTCTAGGTGTAGTACCTGCCCAGTATCCCATAACACTGTGCTTTAAAGAATATTCTAAGCATTGGTTGCGTACTTCGCAACTCGCACAAATCCGTTGTAGCAAAATCTTTTCACGATACCCTGGCTCATCATCTTCATTAAACCATAACTCTGTATCAGTACCAGCACATGCTGGTGTTGATTCCCACTTAGGGTAATCTGACATCTATCCTCCTGTTGAGTAAAAGCCTGAGCCTCTAAACTGAACTGCTGGAGCAGACCATATACGCATCATTGTATTACCGCAAGTGTTACAAGCAGGTGGAAATGGTTCATTAATCTCTATAACTTCCATACAACATTCACATTTAAAATCATATAGTGGCATTAGTTTCCCTTTGCTATGTCTATGCTCATTCTGCATGAGCAAACTGCTACTGCAACCTGACTGCATTGCAGATTATCGTGTGCTGATTGTATTAAGTTTACTATTGATTGTCTAGCATCTTCCCATCCCTCTAGATAGGACTCTTGCTTCATTATGCGTAGTGTTTTTTCCATCTCACTGCTCATCCGTTCTCTGTATTTTCTGGGTATGGCAGAGTAACCATAGACCCACAACTAGCACACTCACCGTCTAGGAAATAAAATGATATCTCTTTATTCTCAAATGCCACAAGGGCAATAAATATTTCTGAGCCACATAAACATACATCACCTATTGACTCACCCCGTAGGTCCATGGACCTGCTGTAGTCACCGTGATGGATTAAATCTCGTATGTCTTTAGACTCTTCATTCACCATTGTCTGTTCTTTCTTGTGGCTCGTCTGGTTCTACCTTTGGTCTAAACCCACCTAGATTTCTAACTAGAGATGCAAGAGCACGTTTGACTTTCATACGTGCACCATCTGCTGTTGTATCTAAATCCTTTGCTATGTCTGACCACTCGCTTAACTCCGTGCTATATCTAGTTCTTAAAATGTTTTGCTTGGCTTCTGTTAGTTTGTAAAATGCTGAAGCAATATCAGACCTAAGAACTAGCCAGTTGTTACCGTCATTAATTTCATTTGATTTAACCTGACTACCTATATCTTTAATCTTTGTTGGAATCTCATATGATTCTGAAATAATAGATGGCAGAAACGCCTCAACTACAGACACGTCGTAGTAATACAAGTCAAGTAACTCATAGCCAACCGTCCGCGCTTTCTCTTGTTCGCAATACTTAATTGCTGCATGCCTAAGAGATTTGGCTATGAGTTTGTCCTTGTCTTTTTGTTCTAACACTGACCACTCTTTGTACTTAGCAGGGTGGGTAACAAACCACATCCACAATGTTTGGCGTATGTCTTGCTGCTCAACCATTGGATACTTCTTCTGATACTCAGTGGCTATGGAAGCGACAACCGACTCGTATTCCTCCGTAAATGCGCTTTCCATATAAAAAAAATACTACCCCTCTGACTCAGAAATCCCTGCCCATTGTCCACGTTGTACCAATAGTCCGATTATTGCATAGTTGGCTAGGTCTACAAGCGTATCTTCTACTGTTTCGTAGTTGGGCGTGTCGCCCTTATCTACTAAATGATTAAGTCTGGCTAACTTGTCGTGCATACGCACACGTAGCCCATTCATAGCACCGCCTGGAGCATGGGCTATGTTAAGCGGTCCGTAATCTGCATGCTTTTTAAATAGGATTGTCAGTAGTTCTTCTGCAATCTGTTCTGCATCTGTATTATTTTTCATTGAGTATATCCTTTATGTTGTCGTCGAACTTAAACATTGCTTCTTGAACTAACACCTCTTCGATAATCTCTTCGCCGTCACCGTTGGCTGTTGCAATTAAAACACCTGCCAACATAGTTAACATTGCTTTAGCATTATCTACATTTGAATCCATCTCTAAGTATACATCGTGTAAAGCATTAAGTAGGTCAAGACCTTTCTTATCACTGATAGGTACACCTATAGCCCTTGGGTTGTTCTTAACAAACTCCCATACTGGTTCTTTACTTCGAGATACATCTTCTGATTCTTTCATTAATAAACTCCGCTCCTAAACTCTGCACAATGCTATTTACATCGTGACCTTCTGGCATCTGGACAATGTTGACATTGCCTAGTTCCCTGCTTATCTTCTTACCGAACTCTAAACCTGGAGCATCACCGTCTGCAAGGATAATCACTGTATCAAAGTCGTCTAGGATTTTAGAATAATATGGCTTCCAATTGTTTGCACCTGGAATACCTACTGCTGCATGCCCTGTCTTTACTACTACTGTGATTGCATCTATCTCACCTTCTGTGACACATATGTAATCATCTGAACCTAAAACTGATTGTGCATTAAACATTGTTGTCTTAGCACCTGGCATGCCCATGTACTTAGGGTCTTCGCCCTGCATACTTCTAAAGCGTATATCAACCACACCTGATGGTGTGATATAAGGAATTGCTAATCTACCTGTGTATGCTTCATGACCTGGAAGAGCGTCCTTCACTACTCCTAGATGAAACTGCTGAACTTCTGCGACCGATAGACCCCGTGTTGCTAGGTAATCTGCTGCCAGATTTATATGGCTTGCGTACTGCTGTGTTGCCTGCAGGAGAAATTGCCTCTGCGAACTTGAGAGCCTCACTGTAGTTGCCTCCTTCCTTGTACATAATTAAATCATATACATCTCCACCAACACCACATCCGTGGCATTTGAATCTTTGTTCATCGAAGTTAATACCTGCTGATGCATGACCATCATCATGAAATGGACATTTGATTTTGCGCCAACCGTATCCCACTGCAGGGACGGTGGCGCCTACATACTCCAGGTAGACAGCAATGCTGTGCTTATCCATAGCAATAATCCTAGTAGTTCTTGTTGTAATGCTATTAGCATTAAGTATTCAAACAATTTTCATTACCTCCTTTATTAGTTTAAGCCATATTGATGCTGGCATAGTGCAGTACCATTCATCTACATTTGATTTACCTTTGCGTTTGTGTAGAACAGTACCTGTCCATGCGCTGTCATTTTTCATTTCAACTTCTAGTTCTTTAACCCAAGCGCTGAGGTCTAAACGTACGTGGTCTTTGACTTCGATAGTAACGCCATTTACACCGCTGATATCGCCTTTGTCTAACTGTGCTCCTGCTATTCTGCGGTCTGCATACTGATAGCCGTTGGCTTTGAGCCACTTAACTACATCTGCTTCTGCTTTACTACCTTTACGCTTGGCTGGATTACTCACATAGTACCTTCCTGTTGATACTGGTACCTAATAGGAACATCTTCTAAATACATTGACTCAGGGTCAAAGGATAGACTGACATAGTTGTTTCCTGTTTGGTCTGCCTTGCCATATCTATTCTTTACTGGAGCCACACATAAGTATGACTCTTCCCCTTGTTTCATCTGTCCTATTGTTAATACCATTGCTGGAATCTGATTGACTAATCCTTGGATAGCCGAACGTGGCTGACATGGATAACCCTCAAACCCTTCTTTAGTATGGTGTAATACTAGTAGTGCTGCGTTAGTATCTCTTGCAAGATACTTTAGTTCTTTCATTGCAGCACGCATTCCACCAAACTCATCATGCCCATCCATTGCAATATCCATTAGGTTATCTACAACGATTAGTGTTGGGCTTCTACCCCATACAGTTTCAAAGGCTGAGACTTCATCATCTAAATCCTTGAGTGTAGGTGTTGATTCAAATGACCAGAACAAATGATTGTTATGCAGTAGTAATTCATTTGCTTTATCTGGCTCACGCTTGAGCAATAGTTCTGCAGATGTCTGACTAATCTTGCCAGTCATTGCAATCAAACGCATTGCCATGGTGTGTGCATTTGTATCTGCGCTGAAGTAAAGCGTTGGCTGTTTAACTCTGGCTGCAATTGCTAATGCAATTGAAGACTTGCCTGCACCTGGAGTGCCTGCAATTACAGTTACCTCTGCTCTACGCAGGATTATTCCTGCCCTCTCAAAAGCCTGAAAGGTAGGCGGCAATGGTTCGCCACCTACCTCCGACTTTGTTACTGAACGCTTGAGTGTTTTCACTTAACTTGTTCTGGCACGAATGAGTTCCACTCACTGCTTGCCATGTTTACATATTGATTCTTGCACTTATCAAACGCACCCTTTGGTGCTGGGCAGAAGTAACCTTTGTATGGCTTCCCATCTTTGCCCATTCCCTGGATTGCTGTCATACGACCATGTGGACAGTTGCGTCCACCTGCTATTGGCTGTGTATATTCTTGTGCAGGAATTGTATTTCCTGTTTCAATAACACTACCACCAATTGCTGCTGCTACTGCTGATGCTGACATGACTGGTGTTGGACCAATCTTACGAACATGTGACTCTAGTTCTTGTGTTGCTGCAACAATTGCATCTAATCCATGAGCAATTGTTTGGTCTAGTTCTTCTCCGTTTGATGCACGTACCGTTACTAAACTACCTGCTGGTGTTTTGATTGTGATACTGATTGGTGCTTCTGAGTGTGACATATTTTTCCTATTCGAATGGAGTGGTAAGACCTTTTTGGTCTCGCCATTTTCTTACTTTCATAGCAAACTCTACACCTTTGTAGCCCTCTTTGATATCTACAAATACTAATTTGCAGTTACCTGTTCCTGCTGGTAGATGTATGATGATTGCTTTTTCTTTATTGATGTCGCCCCATGTAGAGCGGGACGCCGTATCAGGGAAGTACGGCGTACCGTTGGCATAGATTGCCAACTGCATTGCAATGTTATGAGGATGGTCTATTCGACCTGTCTTCAAATCTGCAATGAACCGTTCTCCCTTGTACTCAACAACTCTATCGGGTGTACCTGCAATCTTAAACTTATCTAAGACTGCAAACTGTTCGATAAATATATTGCTGAGAACTTTAGTTGCTTCTTCGTATGCTTTAATGTCAGGCATCCATTGGTCTGGTACCTGTCCTAACTCATGACCTAAATCTAAT